AGATTTAAGTGGAACAAAAACAGATGCAATAGAAGAGGCAACTAAAGATAAGATGAATGATTATGGTGCTGATCCTTATATGCCTGATACAGGATTGGGTACTTTAGCTTCTGAAGGATATGGTTACGTAAAAGGAAAAATTAGAGATTTATATGGATCTTATTTTGGAGATCCCTATGCTGGTCAAAATACTACAACAGCAGGAGCTACACAGGTACGAAGTCCTAGTGGGCCTATGCCAGTCGGTTCGTATCTAGGGTCAGGTGTAAATTTAGCTACTTATGCCACTCCTTTTGGTACAAGTTTAGCGGGGCAAGCTGGAGGTATGTTTAGTTCAGCCGGTTCAAATTTTGCAACACAAGGCAGTATTGGTTTAAGCTCTGCTCCTCCAGCTTCATTGGCAGGTCAAGGTGCAGGATCTACAGCTACTTCGTCAGGAGCTTCTGCTATGAAAGTATTTGGTCAAGCTGCAAGTATCTACGGTATATATGACGGCATAAAAAACAAAGATTATTTTAGTGCAGGAACCGCTCTTATAACACTGCTTAACCCTGCAACTGCAATACCAATAGCAGTTGTGAATGCAGCAAAAATGTTATTTGGTGCTTGGTCTGCTAGTAACCGACCTAAACCAAAATTTGGTGGTGCAGAATTTAAAGCAGAAAAAAATAGACTAATGGCTACAGAAGGATATGGCTATAATGGTTACCAACCTTCAGCAGGAAAAGCTACTGTAGCTTCTATAGCAGACTATGTAAACACTTACGTAAAAACATTTGGTTTACAATTTAATGGAACTAGGTGGGCAAAAGCAATAGAGGCTGATCCTAGATTAAACCGTTATGATACTATGGATGATAGTGGATATAGAGACCCATCTGTACTTGCTCGTAAAATATTTGAGACAGACGGATTGATAACAGGAACTCCAACGTATTTCGGTCAACCAATTACAAGCCAAGAAGATTATAAAGCAAAAATGGAAGAATTTAACGAGTACTACAAAAAGACAGCTCTTGAACGTGGGGGACTTGTAGATGCAGCAGCTGTAGGAATAGATCCTGATACACTATCTAACAAACATAATAAAATTACGTTCAAAGTGTCTAACCAAGTTGGTGGTGGGGGTACAGGCAGACAATACACTCAACGAACAACTGGTGGTGGTCGTGGTGGAGGAGGAACAACACAAACGGGATATTGGCAAACAACAGGAACAGGCGGTCGTGGTGGTGGAAATCGTGTATGGGTACCCGCAGCACCTAATGTTGTAGTTGATCAAGGTTATTCTGGAACCAATGCCTACGCTATCAGCTATCGCTACGAAGATGCAACACCCTTTGATATGCTATACAAAAATCTTGTAGGTAACTTTAATAGAGGCCAAGGAGGAACATACTACTAATGTTAAGTTTTTTAGGACCAATAATAAGTTTAGTTAGTGCACCTGTAAAATCATACATGGAAGAACGCACAGCTAAAGTTCAATCAAAAGCAAAAATAGCAGAAGCAAAAGTAAATGCAGAGATAAAACGCATTGAAAAAACAGCTGACTCAGAAATAAATTATGACATAGAAGCATTGAAACAACAACAGTATAGTTATAAAGACGAATTTGCTTTACTTGTAATAACCATGCCGTTTATTGGATCATTTTTACCTTGGACACAAGAGTATGTCATGCTTGGATGGGAATACGTATCCAATGCACCAGAATGGTACAGCTATACATTTATCGGTGCAATATCCGCATCACTTGGTATTCGTTGGGCAACTAAAATGTTAGGTAAAAAATGATAGTAGATACTTTTCGTAAATCTGAACTGGTAGACTCGTTGATTGATCACGAAGGACTGGTACTTCACCAATATACAGACAGCGAAGGTTACGCTACAATTGGTGTAGGTAGATTAATTGATCCAGAGAAAGGTGGCAAGATTACAAAAGACGAAGCCATCTATTTACTACACAACGACATAGACGAATGTTCCGCAAGTTTAGACAATAGTTTATCTTGGTGGAGAACTAAACCAGCAAAAGTACAGTTGGCATTGATGCATATGAGATTTCAATTAGGTATGACCGGTGTTCTTAAATTTAAAAAAACTTTAGCTTTGATACAAGAAGATCGTTTTAAAGAAGCTGCTGTAGAGGCAAGAGATTCTCGGTGGGCAAAACAAACAGCTAGACGAGCTAAATATGTAACAGGATTAATAGAAGATGCTTAATTTTGAAGAACTAGACCATGAGTTTATGACTGAAGGTAATCCTGATGCAGAGTCAGAAAGAATAGCAGGGTTAATTCAACAGAACTTAACACCAGAAGAACAGGAAAGACTGAAAGAACTGCTACCAGCGTTAGAAGAGTACAATATGTTGATGGTAAAGGTAGAAACTGGAAATTCTGTAGAGGAGCTAGATAATTTGGGTGCTTTAGAGGCCCTAGGAGTGCCTAGTAGAGAGGATTTGGGTACAGAGGTAGCCCAAGAGGGTCAAATGCAAAGGGAGGCACCTTCTAGGCCCGTACAGAGGGAAGTGGCTGAAAATGCCCCTGAAATGCCTCAAAAAATGCCTAAAATGGCTATAGGAGGTGTTCCACCTGTTATTCAAGAAAATGTAGAACCTGCAGGTAATCCCGGAGATGTAGCAGCTGGTCCTGTGGGAATGGTAGATGCACCCGGAGCAGATGAATCCGGTGTAGCCGATGATGTACCAGCAAAAAGTGATGGATTTGTAATAAACGCAGCAGCAGTAAAACATGCTGGATTAAAAGATATAAATGATATGATACAGTCTGCAAAAGAATACGCAGAACAAAAAGGAATAAAACTAAACTTTGGCAAAGTTCCAACGGATGCAGAGGATATTCTTGTATCAAATGGAGAGGTTGTTATACCAGATGCATTAGCAAACATAATTGGGTATGACAAGTTAGAAAAAATTAATAACCGTGGTAAGAAGGAAACAGAAGAGAAGTTAGAAGAGCAGGAACCATTACATAGAGGAACTGGACCTGACCCAAGAACTCAATACGGAGAACAACCACCGGTATTACAAGACCAAATGGCTGGTCTTACATAGAGTTTTAACCTCCGGGTTAAATATAGCGTAGGCTACCCGTTTCTTCAACGGCCCCTACATAAAACAACCGAAGTGGCTACCCTAAAGAAGGCCCCACATGAAGGAAACAAAAATGGCGAAAAAACTGAAGACTACAAATAAGCCCGACTCTCCCATTGAAAACGATGGTAGAGAATCTATGTTTAGAGGTGCTTATAAAGACGATGTATATAAAGACGATCCAGAAAAACAAGAGGAAGTTGGCACCGTAGAGGCTACCCAACAAGAACCTGAAGGTTTTATGGATGCAAATAATGCAAGTGCTGTTCCTAACAGCGAAGAGATACCTACTGAAAAACGAGAACATGACTATAAAAAAAGGTATGATGATCTAAAGAAGTACTATGATCAGCAACTAAATGAATGGAAGCAAGAAAAAGAAACTCTCGCTGCCCAAGCTAAAGTAGCTGAAAAAGTACAACAAGAACAGTCCTATGCTCCTCCTAAAACTAAGGAAGAGTTAGAACAATTTAGAGAAAAGTATCCAGACGTATATCAAGTTGTTGAAACTATCTCTCACGAAATGGCTGACCAAAAAACTGCTGATCTTAAAGCTAAAATTAACGAGCTTACAGAAAAAGAACAGAAGTTGATTGTACAGTCAGCATACAAGCAGCTAATTTCAGCCCACCCTGATTTTAATGAAATCAAGGCTACTCCTGAATTTTTAGCATGGCTTGAGGAACAACCTGCCAGCATAGCGGATGGTATTCGTAAAAACAATACTGATCCAAAGTGGGCAATTCGCACTGTTGATTTATACAAAGCTGATGTGGGTGTTTCGTCAAATAATAATAGAGCCGTCTCAAATCGTAAATTGGATGCAGCTCAGGCAGTACTAAAAACTAAAACGAATCCTACGAGTATAAACTCTGGGAATCAAAAGATTTGGAAAATGTCTGAAATCCAAAATATGAAACCTTGGGACTTTGAGAAATATGAAGCTGATATTGATGCTGCCATGAAAGAAGGCAGAATTGATCAAACAGCGTAACTTTAAGGAACAATAAATATGGCTACAATGGGATCGGCAGCCGGTTATCAGAATTTACCTTCAGGTAATTGGGCACCAGCTATTTACAGTCAAAAAGTTCTTAAATATTTCCGTAGAGCATCGGTTGCTGAAGCTATTACAAATACCGATTACACCGGAGAAATTGAGAATTATGGCGATACTGTAAACATTCTAAAAGAACCAACAGTTACTGTAGCTTCTTATGGTCGTGGACAAACTGTAAATACACAAACACTTGCAGATGATCAAATCCAATTAACAATTGATCAAGGCAATTACTTTGCATTTAAAGTTGACGACATAGAAGAAAGACAAGCTCATGTAAACTGGGAAGCTCTTGCAACATCTTCAGGTGCTTATGCTCTGAAGAAATCTTACGACTACAACGTACTAAGTGCAATCAATGACGGAGCTGCAACAGATGCAACTGCTTTAGGGGCTGCAGGTTCTGCTAAATCTGGTGACACAGGTAACGAAATAGCAAACTACATTAGTACAGCAGCTCGTGTACTAGACGATAATGACGTTCCAGCAGAAAACCGTTGGATGTGTGCCAGCCCTCAGTTTTATGAAATATTAAGACAGGCTGACTCAAAAGTAATGGATGCATCTGTAACAGGTGGTCCATCTAACTTGTTCAACGGCCAAGTAACAGACAGAAAGATACATGGTTTTACTCTGTATCAAACTAATGTTATGGTTGTTGGATCTGCAGGAACAGCAGCATCACATACATTTGGACCGTCAACAACATCAGGTGAAGCTGATGTGTTGTTTGGACATATGTCTGCAGTGGCTACTGCTTCACATATTGCTAAAACAGAAGTAATACGTGATCCAGATAGTTTCTCTGACATAGTTCGTGGTCTTCACGTATTTGGTCGTAAGGTACTTCGTGGCTCCGGCGATGGATACAAAGGCGTATTCACTGGTGTCGTAGACTTAAACACATAATTTAGAAGGGATTATATAAAATGGGTACATTAAATGTAACCGGTGCCGGTGGCACAACAGGTCATCCTTCTAATGGAAGGGTACCTTATTTAGTTGAGAACACAATTGATTTATCCGCAATCAGAGGTGATACTGGCCCTGATAATGGAGATGTTCTACAAGTATTAGACATACCTGCAGAGACTTTAATCATGGAAGCTGGAATAGAAGTAATAACTGCACTTTCTAGTTCTGCTACTATGGATTTAGGTATTACAGGTGGAGACGTTGACATTTATGTCTC